TTTAGCTTTGATTTATCGGCTGCTACTGATCGTCTTCCAGTTCGGTTAACCTCAGCGATCTTTGAGTCTATTGTTAGACTCTCAGGATTTGGTTTAGCTTGAGAGAAAGTTATGGTTGAACGAAAGTTCACCTTTACTTCTCACGGAGCAAAAACTTATAACCTTGACTCTTCTTTGAGTTATTGTTATGCTGTTGGTCAACCGATGGGTTGTCTATCTTCTTGAGCGGGTCTTGCTATTACTCATCATTGAATAATGCAATACTGCTCAAAATCACTTGGAATTAATTCCGAATGAGAAGATAGATATGAAATCCTTGGTGATGATATAGTTATTTTTGACTCTGCGTTAGCTGATTCTTATGTCGATACGATGAAGAAATTAGGATTAGAAATAAATTTTTCTAAATCTTTATTATCTAAATCATTACCGGTATTCGAATTTGCAAAGCGTACGGTCGTAGGACAATATTTGGTTTCAGGAATTTCTCCTAGCCAAATATGATCTTGTGACCGCAGAGCGTCATTAGTAAACAATGTTTATCAATGATTATCTAGAGGTTATCTAACAAAAGTCAATTCTATCCTAGCTACTTTAAATAATTTTAAAGTAGCTGAAAAGGTTGATTTAAAACTGTCAACTGCTGTATTCCATTTAGCTAGTCAATCTAAGATTGAGCGAGTTAAATTAATATCTTCCATCGTAGACCCCCGAAAGGGTGTTTATTTTGATGCTGATTCTTCTTTTGAAGTACCAGTTAAGACATTAATAGGAATGAGTTGTGATAAGGTTCTCGGAAGAGAACCTTCAGTAGAATTATCCAAGTTTGATATAAGAGAAGAATGATTTGATGAGAATGAAGAACTTTTTGTTGCTTCAATCCTTCAATCAGCCTATAACGATATCAAACTTCTTTCACATAACCACTTAGATACTCTTAATGAGTGATCTAAGAAGTTAGTAAAAGTCGACATGTTAACACTTCTGCAACTTTCTCAAGTTGCCGGTTGATTTGAAGATATTATCATTGATGAATATATCAAATCAAACGATCCTTACGAGCTCGAAGACGAAGTTGAAAAACTTCTTATTCGGCAAGCTAAGGTAAGAAATGTAAAATGAGAGGATGCTATGCTGCTTTACAATAAAGTAAAGATCTTGAGTTTTAAATTCAAGATACCTGACCATATGAAGGCTTCTTCGAATGAAAAGTTTACTAGTGCTAATTTACTTAGTACTATTAATCCTTTGATTGGAAGAGGGCCCGAATATTGAAGTCAAATGTCTG